GAAGAATGTTCATTTCAAGAGACAGTTCCAGAATGGATCAATGTTCTAACTGGAGAAGAAGTCGGTGAACAGATAGTCACAATTAATGTTGTGGCTCACAATGGATTGTATTATTTCGGAACGAGGACAGAGATGGACAATTGGATCACAAACACATTGAACAATTTCAATGATGCTGTTGCTGATCCAGATGGTGTGCAAACACATCTTTCATCAAACCAACTCCCCTCACTTCCAGAGTGGTGGGAGAACTATGAGGAAAAATAAATCCATTGATGTATATTGGACACTCCATCCAAACATATCAACTCCATCGGCAATTTATAGAGATCCAGAAAAGCAAACTGTTCTTGCTCCTTGCCCAGTTGTTGCAGACTACAACTCAAGAATCAGAATTATAAAATCCCCTTTTCATCTTGAGATCAGTCCAACTTGGATTTTTGATCAAGTGAGTGATCGTTATTTATTTGATGGATTTGAAGCTCATTCAAATGATGTCAGAGACAACTTTCTCTGGTCAGCTGACACAGTCAATGTCACTGGAGAAGAGACTTGGTATGATCCAAGCAAAGCTCAGTTTCAATATATTGTCCCATATGTTTTTCTGGCTGAAGTAGATCTTCAAATGTACTTAATGGGACTTCAAAGCTCAGAGACTACTTCTGAACTAGATCAAGTCAGAAATATTGAAGCAGTGTTGAATATTGGACAAATTCCAAGAGCTTTGTCTTCTGCTTATGCTTTTGAAAAAATGAATGACACAAAAGCAGTATTCAAGAAGAATCAACCACATATGAAACTTGTCTTCTCTGATCGTGTGAGACTTCATAAGTTCACAGCTCCAGAGAGTTTAAAAATGTGGCTTGGAGAAAACACAAACTTGGCATCAATGCAAAGAGGAACTGGATCTTTATTTAATACGATCCACAGAAGAAGACCAAAGTCTTTATTCAAAGATATTAAAAACAACATAGAGTATTCGGAGGCATAATGGAAATCGAATTATTAAGATTTAGCTCAACAAAAGATTCAACTTCTGGGATCTTATCAAAGATCAATGAAGATGGATCAAAGGATTTTTTGGCTTATACAGTAGAAGATCCATATCGAGAAAAGAAAGTCAAACACATCACAAGATTTGCTGATGGTCGTTATCAGATCAAGTTTCGTGCAGTTGGTGGGTTTCATTCTCGTTATTTGAAAAGATATGGTGATGAGTATCACAAAGGAATGCTGGAGCTTCAAGATGTGAAAGGTTATTCTGGTGCAGAATACACATATGTCTTGATCCATAGTGGCAATAGTGCGAAAAGTTCCAGTGGATGTGTCATTATCGGTGACAATCAAACAAACAATCAGATCAAAGAGTTTGGCTGGGTTGGTGCTTCTCGAAATAACTATTTGAGAACATATAAGGTGATCCGAGATGCTCTTCTCAAAGGTGATGAAGTTTGGATCAATGTGATTGATTATGATCACAAACCAAAAGAGGATCTTGATCAGAAGAATGATCGAGTGAACATTGGTGGTGGCTTCTTTTGTAGGAAGTGCAATCAAAAATATACGATTAATTAATTTTTCACAATCAAAGCTGTGCTTGTGAAATGAGGAAAGAGGATAACAGTGGCAAAAGTATCATTGAAAAAATATGCTGAGGATAATCCAGCACATCACAATCCAAAGAGATCATTTTTAGATCGTGATGAATTGAAAGAGTTAGTTGAAGAAGCAATTCAAGGTGTCAAAGATGGCATCTCCCCAACTGTTGCTTCTAAGTGGTTGATTGATCAATCTCCTATTGAGATCAAGATCAAAACACACACAATCAGAATGTGGTTGAGCAATCGTGCCAAAGAAATCTCTTAAAAATTATAATCACGAGAATAAAGTCGTGAAAGGATCAGACAAATCTGAAAAGGTAGCTGTCAAAGTCAAAGATGGCAAAGCTACTGCAACTCTACCAGTTGGATCATCAGATATTAATGAAGTCTGGTCAATGCTTAAAGAAAGAGGATTTGATCCAGATCAATGGGAAATCCAAAGTCTGACTGTTAATCAATGGGAAGCTCCAGATGTTAATGGGGGCAAAAGATTAATGGAGCAGACAAAAGCAACTCTGAAGCAAAAACCTAAATTTTTGGGAGAGTTCATTAAGTCAATAGAATCTCTGGGTGGGAATGGTTTCAGTCCTCAACCAACTCTCAAAGCTAAAAGCAAACCAGAGCTTCTCGTTGTGCTTGGTGATTCACAGCTTCCATTTGCAAACAAGCAATTGACTGAGCTCTCCCACTATTTCTTGCAAGATGTCAGTCCAGATGGATTGATCTATATTGGGGATCTAATTGATTTCCCCAACTTGTCAAAGTTTGCAACGAATCCAGATTTCACTTCTACTGTGCAAAAGGGAGTTGATCTAGGATATTCAACATTGAGAGATCTGAGAGACTCAGCTGGTCTAACAAAGAAAGATGAACTGATCTTCTTGGAGGGAAATCACGAGCTTCGACTTAGAAGAGCTCTGATCGATAAACTTCCTCAATTGTTTGGGATCAAGAGAGCTGATGTCAGTGAAGATGAGAAGTCTGTTCTTCATTTGGCTAATTTAATGAGATTTAATGATCTTGGATGGACTTATTGGGACAAACCATCAGATGTTTATCCTCATAGTGAATATGAAGTTGTCAAAGGTTTGTTTGCAACTCACTCTGGATCTGCATTAAGAAAACAAGCTGGAATGAGTGCTTTGTCATCTATTGAAAGAATCAATGGATCGATCATTATGGGACATACTCACAGACTTGCAATAACACATCAAACTCGTTGGACTGGCGAGGAAATGAATTTATATTCTGCAATTGAAACTGGCACACTTGCTGATCTAAAAGGTTTGGGATATTCCAAACATCCAGATTGGCAAGGAGGATTTGTGACTTTAGTTGTAGATCGAAAGAAAAACACATTTCATCCAGAGCTGGTGGTCTATGACAATAACACGATCACTTGGAGAGGATTCTTCTGGACTCTAACGACTAAAGGAGTCAAAACAAATTATGAAAGCAACAGTCAATCTTAATCAAATATTGCAAGGTGGTCTCGCTGGATTAGTGGCTTGGTTATTTAAAACAGTTAATGATATGCAACAAGAAGTTGCAACATTAAAAGCTCAAGTCAATGCTTATCAAGAAAGCATATCTGGTTTCAATCAAAACTTAATAATCATCGAAGAAGTCATTCGTGAAATTCTGTTCAAAGTAGGTGGATAATGGATTGCTGTGGCAATGGTTGTTGCACTGGTGACAGATAATGCTTCAAAAGATAAAAGATAATCTTGCAATTGTAGTGACTGCAATCACTCTGATGGGATCTATCGGTGCTGGGATTCAAAGTCTTGGTGCTGTTCTGACCACATTGAGCAACATAGATGAAAGAATGAACTCTATCGAATACAGATTTGAAGAGCTTCGATCTGAAACTATGGTTTCAAATGATATTGCAACACTATATGAGAAAGTCAATCAGTTAGAACAAATCAGCTATGAAGCTGATCAGTTTAGAGATCAGATCGTTTATCTCAATGCTGAATTTCAAAACTTAGACAAAAGACTCAGTGATCTGGAATGGAAAGTTGATGACTTTCAAAACAGATATATCTCTGATCTCAACAATCCCTCACAAGACTCTCAGTCATATGAGTTGATGAAATGGGAATGGCAAGACTTATTGAAGAAGATAACAACTTTGGAGAATAATCAGCTTGAGAGCTGGGAGTTCGATAACTTAAGAGATCGAATTGCTTATCTCGAAGCATATTCCCATCAACATTAAGGAGAAAGAAAATGTTTAAAGATATTGATTTTAAAGATCTTGGGGAGCGTTGCGTGGCAACATTTCTCGAAACATTCTTGGCTATGATCACAGCTCAAGCAATGACTGGTGGAGACAATGATCTCTTGCAGTCTGCTTTTGTCGGTGGTCTTGCATCTGTCTTGGCTTTGCTGAAGACAGTAGTGAAGAACTACAATGTCAAAAAATAACGACTTCACACAGAAAGAGATGCTCGTGATGATACTTGATCGACTTGATCAGATGGATGAAAAGATTTCTGATCTGTTGAATGATAAAGTCTCTAGGAAAGAATTTTATTCAGTTTTAGGGATCATAATGACTTCTCTGATCGTAGTTGGATCGTTTATATATTAAGAATTAAAAGGGGGGCTCTAATTCTTGGAACTCCCCAATTCTTTTATTTAAGAACTTCCAAAGTTTAAACACTTCATATTTGTCTTGAT